GCCCTTTGGAGATTTTTTTTGTGAGTTCGGAATTTCAGCCGGTGCCGATGGTCGATGGACTGTTCGGCCCGCAGCCTGCAGAGCGTGTGCGTGGCCGGGGACGGCCCGCGCATGTCTGGAATCGGCAGAATTCCGTGCGTATCTGCAATCTCTTCGCTTGCGGCCACGCCGTTGAAACCGTCGCTGCCGTCATTGGTCTTTCGCAACCAACCCTGCGGAAGGTTTACTTTTCAGAGGTGCAGCAGCGCGATCACATGGCCCTCAAGGTCAAGGCCGATCAGCTCGCCCGCCTAACCGAACGAGCCATCGGCGGTAATGTCACTGCCGAAAAGGCGCTGGCCGAAATGATCCAGGCCGAACAGCAGCGCCTTCTTGGCGATCATGTTCGCGATCGCGGCCGCCGCCCCGCCATGTCGGCACCGCAAGGCAAGAAGGAACAGGCCCGCGACGCCGCGCATAATGTCCGGGGCCGCTTCGCTCCGCGCGAAGCCCCGCCCTCGCTGCTCAATTGATAGCGCATGCCCGCCTGGACGACCGCCTGTCCTGATTGGCGGGAACGTATCGTTGCGCGCGAAAGCCTGATCCCTTGCCCGCCGCCTTTCCCCGATCGGGGCGAGGAAGCGCTGGGCGTCTTCTGTTCGCTGCAGATGACCGACATGCCGATGCGGCGCGACGGCACCTGGCCCACGATGGGCGAGGTCTGCGAGCCTTTCGTGTTCGATCTGGTCCGGGCCCTGTTCGGTTCGCAAAACCCTGAGACGGGCGCCAGCATGGTCAAGGAAGCCATGCTGCTCATCTCCAAGAAGAACGGCAAGTCGACCATCGCCGCCGGCATCATGCTGACGGCGCTGATCCTCAACTGGCGCCACGGTGCCGAGCTGCTGGTGCTCGCGCCGACGATAGAGATCGCGGGCAATTCGTTCGGTCCCGCGGCCAAGATGGTCCGCGCGGATCCCGAACTGAGCGCGCTGCTCAAGATCATCGAGAACCGCCGCATCATCCAGCACCAGGTGACGAAGGCCGAACTCAAGATCGTGGCCGCCGATAGCGGCGTGGTCGGGGGCAAGAAGGCCGGGTTCGTGCTGTTCGATGAAGCCTGGCTGTTCGGCAAGATGGCTGGCGCCGAATCGATGGTGGAGGAAGCCACCGGCGGACAGGCCGCCCGGCCAGAAGGCTGGACGCTCTGGCTGACGACGCATAGCGATGAGCCGCCTGCGGGCGTGTTCAAGAAGAAGCTGGCCTATATGCGCGATGTGCGCGACGGCGTGATCGAAGATCCGACGTCGCTGCCCATGCTTTACGAATGGCCTGAAGAGATGCTGGAAAGCGAAACCTTTCGCGAACCGGCGAATTTCTACGTCACGAACCCGAACATCGGCAAATCGACCAGCGCCGAATTCATCCAGCGCAAGATCGCGCAGGCCGAAGCCGGTGAAGGCGAAGGCGAGGATACCTCGCTGCAGGTGGTCTTTGCCAAGTACCTGAATGTCGAGATCGGCATGCGGCTGCGGCGCGATCGGTGGAGCGGGGCTAACCTTTGGCTGGATGCCGCCGAACCGGGGCTCACGCTCGATGCCCTGCTCGCGCGCTGCGAAGTGGCGGTGATGGGCATCGATAGTGGTGGGCGTGACGATCTGTTCGGTGCCTGCGTGGCGGGCCGCGAAAAGGAAACGGGCCGGTGGCTCACCTGGGCACATGCCTGGGCGCTGCGCTCTGCGCTCGATGTGCGCAAGCGCATCGCCTCCACGCTGCTGGGCTTCGCCTCTGACGGCGATCTAACGCTGACCGAGACCGGGCAGGAGATCGTCGACCAGGTGGCAGCGCTGGCGCGACGGGTGAAAGATACGGGACTGATGCCCGAAGTCGGCGCAATCGGCGTTGACGCATGGGGCGTCGGCACGCTGGTGGAAGCCTTGGTCGCCGCCGGGTTCGAGACTTACGACGATGTAACGAAGCGCGGCGGCTCGATCCTGCCGGTGCGGCAGGGCGTGGGCCTCACGGGCACGATCAAGACGATCGAATTCAAACTGGGCGACGGCATGCTGTTGCATGACGGATCGAACCTGATGGCCTGGTGCGTCTCCAACGCCAAGGCAGAGCTAAGGGGCAGCAACTTGTACATCAGCAAGCAGAGCGCCGGCGCAAGCAAGATCGATCCCCTGATCGCCTTGTTCAACGCCGTGCAGATGCTCGAGCAAGGCCCGGTGGCGGCAGCTGCACCGAAAGAGCTCCAGGTCTTCGTATGAGCCTTTGGGATCGCACCCTTGCCGTGCTGGGCTGGCCGGATGCGGCACCCGTGCAAGCAGCGGATCGGCCGCAGACGCCATTGCCGCAGATCACCACCAATTCCAGCACATGGGCTGACTTTTTCGCGCCGATCGCGGGCCTGCCGCAGGTGACCGAATTTTCGGTGATGCAGATCACCGCAGCTTACGCTTGCGTTAATCTCATCGCCGGCGCGATTTCGGCCCTGCCGGTCAATATCTTTAACCAAACGGCCAGCGGCGACCGGGATCAGCTTTATAATGATGATCTGTGGTGGCTGCTTAACGAGCAATTCATGCCGCGCTGGTCAGCGGCAACAGGCTGGGAATATCTCGCTGCCTCGCTGCTCTTCCATGGTGATGCCTTCGCGCCAATCATTCGGCGCGGCAGCAAGATCGTCGGGATCGAGCCGGTGCATCCGCGTTTGGTCGAAGTCTATGTCACGCCCGATCGCATGCGGCTTGTCTACAATGTGCAGCGAGAATTCGGCGGTTTCGAAGTCTTTGATCAGGACGATATGCTGCATGTTCCCGGCTTTGGGTTCAACGGGTTCCGCGGGCTAAGCCCGCTTCGCCATGCCTTGTCTGTTTCGGGCGGCGTGGCGCTGGCCATGCAGGACTATGCCGGGCGGTTTTTCACCAATGGCGCGCGTCCCGATGTGGTGATTACCACCGAACAGGAACTTAACCAGGAAAAGGCCGAGCTGCTCAAGGCCCGTTGGATGCAGCTCTATTCGGGATATACGAATGCTCATCAGCCAGCAGTGTTCGGCAATGGCGCCAAGATCATGCCGCTCACCATGTCGGCCGAAGATTCGCAGCTTCTGGAAACGCGCAAATTTCAGATTGAGGAAATCGCCCGGATCTATGGCGTGCCGCCTTTCATGATCGGCCATGTGGAGAAGACCACCAGCTGGGGCAGCGGCGTGGAATCCATGGGCCAGGGCTTTGTCCGTTTCACCCTTCGCCAGCACCTTCACAAGTTCCAGACCGAGATCAACCGCAAGTTTTTCCGCTCTGCCGGCAAGGTGGCGGAATTCGATACGTTCGAGCTCGAGCGCGCGGATATGAAGACGATGTTTGAATCGTTCCGCATCGGCGTGGGCCGTGCGGGCGAGCCGGGCTTTATGACCGCCGAGGAAGTTCGCCGCAAACTCAACCTGAAGCGTACGCCAAGCGATGGTGCGCTTTCCACCGGCCAGTCAACGGGATCAGGCAATGCACCGCAACAAGCTGCTTAACCTCTTTGCCCGAAACGCAAAGAAGGGCCAGTTCCGCGCCGAAGCGACGGCAGAGGCCAGCACGATCTATCTCTATGACGTGATCGTATCGAGCAAGGCCGATGCCGAATGGTGGGGCGGCGTGGATGCCGAGACTTTCGTGCAGACCCTGCGCGGCATGAGCGGCGACGTCGCGATCCGCATCAATTCGCCCGGCGGCGATGTGTTCGCCGCTCGCGCCATGGCGCAGGCCATCCGCGACTATCCGGGCAACGTTACCGCCTATGTCGACGGATACGCCGCCAGCGCGGCGTCGTTTATCACTTCGGTTTCAAACAAGGTGGTAGTGTCGCAAGGCGGCATGATCATGATCCACAAGGCCTGGTCGATTGCTATGGGCAATGCGGACGACTTTGCCGCAACAGCCTCGCTGCTCGAAAAGATCGACGGCACCATTGTGCAGACCTATTCCGCTGCCGCCGAACGGCGCGGCATCAAGCCTGCCGATTTTGCGGCGATGATGGCAGCGGAAACATGGCTCACCGGTGCCGAAGCGATTGAGCTTGGCCTCGCCGATGAAGTGGCTGCAGATGCCGCGCCCAGCGCTGCGGTGCAGTGGGATCTTTCGGCCTATGACAATGCGCCGGCAGTTGCTGCTCTGGTGGTCGAGCCGCGCGCGGACGTCACCGCCGACATGAGCGCGCGGCAGGCACAACTCTATGAGGCGGTCGAGGAAGTGGCCAGCGAGCTTGGCCAGTTCGATCAGACCAGCGGCGCCAATGGCGCGCACTATATGGCCGCGAATCCCTTTGCCGGTGAAGGTATCAAGTGTGCGAACTGCGCGTTCTATGATGGTGCGCGCGCCTGCGAAGTGGTGGCTGGCGATATCGAACCCGAAGCTGTCTGCAAGCTGTGGATCATTCCCGAAAACCTGTTGCAGGGTGCAGCGGCAGCCAACGAGGCTACTGCCCGGATTACCAACGAAATCGAGCGCAAGCGCCGTACCGCGGCCTTGATGCTCCACACTCCTGCCTGACGCGCCGCGCCAGACAGTCAACCGGCCCCGCTTTGGCGGGGCTTTTTTATGGAGAAGCAAAGATGAGCATTCAGGCTCTCCGCGAGCAGCGCGCGGCAAAGGCACGGACGCTGAACGAGTTCGTCAACCGTCCGGACTATAACCCCGCCACCGACAACGCGGTCTATGATGCCGGCATCGCCGAGCTCGAGGGCATCGATGGCCAGATTACGCGCATTCAGGATGCGAATGAACGCCTGGTCGAAGAAAACCAACTGGAAGGCGTGATCGATGCGGCGCACCGCGTTGCTAAGGATCAGCGCAGCGAAGGTTCGCGGCTCTTCGCCGAATATCTGCGCAAGGGTGTGGAAGGCGCAAGCGCCGAAGATCGGCAGAAGATCCTCAACACCATGTCGGTCGGCACCAGCTCGCAGGGCGGCTACACGGTGCAGTCCGAAGTTGCGGCCCAGCTGATCGATTCGCTCAAGGCCTATGGCGGTATGCGCGCCGTTTCGGATGTGTTCGCAACGGCGATGGGCAATCCGCTGTCCTATCCCACTTCGGATGGTACGTCGGAAACCGGCGAACTCATCGGTGAAAACACCACTGCCACGGCTGCCGATCCCAGCTTCGGCACGGTGGCGCTGCCGGTCTACAAGTTCAGCTCGAAGATTGTGGCGGTTCCTTTCGAACTGCTGCAGGACAGCCAGATCGATATCGAAGCTTTCGTGATGAACCGGCTGCGCACCCGCCTCGGCCGCGCGACCAACACGTACTTCACCACCGGCACCGGTTCCTCTCAGCCCAACGGCGTGGTAACGGCCGCTACCACCGGCGTGACGGCAGCAAACAGCACCTCGCAGGTCACCGCGGTGATCTACGATTCGCTGATCAACCTGCAGCACTCGGTCGATCCGGCCTATCGCCAGCTCGGCAACTGCGGGTGGATGTTCAACGATCAGACACTGCGCGAAATTCGCAAGATGAAGGACAGCCAGAATCGTCCGATCTTCGTGCCCGGGTATGAAGTCGGCGTTCCGGGCGGCATGCCTGATACGCTGCTCGGTTCGCCGATCACGATCAACCAGGATGTGGCTGTCATGGCAGCCAGCGCAAAGTCGATCCTGTTCGGCGATTTCAGCTTCTACAAGATCCGCGATGTGATGGACGTCACGATGTTCCGCTTTACCGACAGCGCTTATGCGAAGCTCGGCCAGGTGGCGTTCCTCGCGTGGATGCGCTCGGGCGGCAACCTCGTCGATACGGGCGCGGTCAAGCTGTTCGTCAACGCGGCATCGTAATGGTTTGGGGCGGGTGTCGTCACCCGCCCCATTCCCTTGGGGGCGTTCATGAAAATCCAGGTTCTTTGGGTGCCGCCTGCTGAACGCCGGTTCGGCTCCGGCGATATTCTGACCGAAGAAGAACTCAGCGTATTCGGCATTTCCGCAAGCGATCTGCTCGCGTGCGGTGATGCACAAATCGTCGAAGATCAGCCTGCTCCGCGCCAGCGGCGCGGCAAGCAGCAGCACTAGGCAAGAACAGGGCACGCTATGGGCATTCAGCAGATCAGTGGCGCTTCCGCCCCGCTGACGGCGGCCGATCTGCGCAGTGTGTGCTCTATCGATGCCAGTGACACCAGCTTCGATGGCGATCTGACCAATCTGATCGCTGCAGCAAACAACCGCATCGAGGATATGTCTGGCAAGGCATTTGGCGCGCAAACTTGGAATCTCGCACTCGATACCTTTCCCGATAGCATTGAATTGCCGAAGGGCCCCGTCACGGCGGTGGCATGGATCAAGTATTACGATACCACTGGCACCGAACAGACGCTCGATGCATCGAAGTATCTGGTGGATCTCATCAGCAATCCTGCCCGGCTTGTACCGGTACCGGGCCTAAGCTGGCCGGCTGCTCAAACCCGCCCCAATGCCATCACTGTGCAGTTCACCAGCGGCTACACGACGATTCCGCCCAAGATCCTGCAAGCCATCCGCACCACTGTAGCGGCCTGGTTTCAAACGCGCGAGACGACCGATCTTCCGGTCGGTGTGGCCGAAATGCTCGATCTGCGCGGCGGCAACTGGGGCTTCGCCTGACCTTTCAACACATAGGAGCCTCACATGGCGGACCTTTCGATTACCGCCGCGAGTGTCATCGCGGGGACGGATACGCGGCGCGATTCCGGCACGGCCGGGGCGGCGATCACGGCCGGGCAGGTGCTGGCCTATGACAGCAGCACGGCAACGTACAAGCTGGCTGACGTCAACAGCGCCAGCGCCTGGCAGCGGGTGCCGGTGGGCATCGCGCTTCATGCCGCCAGCACCGGGCAGCCGATCCTGTTCCAGACGGGCGGGCAGATCACCATCGGCGCTACGCTCACGCTCGGCGCGGCCTACTATGCATCCGGCACGCCCGGCGGCATCCGGCCCGCGGCAGACAACGTGACCGGCGATTATCCGGCGCTGCTCGGCATTGCGCTTTCGACCACGGTGCTGAACCTCGATATCACGGCTGCATCGACGGCGCTGTGATGCTTGCCGCAGGCCTTCGCAACAAGCGCGCCACGTTCCAGCGCAACGGCGCCGGGCGCAGCGCGCTGGGCGGGGGTGCGGCGGAAAGCTGGTCCGATCTGTTCAGCGCCTTTGCCACGATCCGGTATGGCACCAGCGCGGAACGGCGTGCCGCAGCGGGCGAACAGGCGGTGCAATCGGCCACGATCCGCGTGCTTGCCAATCCGTCGGCGCGGGCAGTGACGATGAAAGACCGGGTGCAGTGCGATGGCCTAACCTGGGATATCACCGGCGTGGCGCCGATCGGCGGCCCGGCCCCGCAGGAACTGGAATTCACGGTCATGGCGAGTCTCGGCTGATGGCACGCCAGCACATCACGTTCAGCGGTGGGCGCGAAGTGCAGGCCTCGCTGCTCGAGCTTTCGACCAAATCGGCGCAGAGCGTGGGGCGGTTCGCCTTGCGCAAGGCGGCGGGCGATATCCGCACGATCGCGCGCGAACGGGTGCGCAAGAAATCGGGCGAGCTGGCGAAGAACGTGATCGTCAAGGTCGATCGCGGGCGGGACCGGTCGAAACTGTTCGCCTCGGTGCAGGTGAAGCGGGTGGCCAAGTACCGCCCGCGCAAATCGGATCGGCAGAGCACGGTCAAGGGCAAGAAAGGCCCGCCGCGCTATCCCTATCAGATCGGGACGACGCCCGAAGTCTATGGCGCCTTCCTCGAATTCGGGGCGCCGGCGCATGGCATGCCGCCCTATCCGTGGATGCGGCAGGCCTGGGCGGCGGAAGGCGGGCAAGTGGCGCTCGACAAGATCGGTCGGCTGCTCGGCCAGGGCCTTGAACGCGAGGCCGAGCGCATCGCGCAAGGCAAGGGCAGCTTGCTGCGCGGGATCGGCTATGGCGGGAAGGCTGCCCGATGAACCTGAAAGCGGATCTGCGGGCGCGGCTTGCGGCCGATACGGCCATCGCCGCGCTGGTCGGCAATGCGGTGAGCTGGTTCGAGAAGAACCGCGCGGATGGCTATCCCTGCCTGATCCTGAACACGATCGAACCGGGGCGGGACTATACGCACGAAGGGCCCGATGGGCTCGATAATCCGCGCATCCAGTTCGATTGCTACGGCACCACCGATGTGCAGGCCGATGCGCTGGCGCTGGCGGTGCGCGATGAAATGGAAGGGTCAGGCGTCTGGGGCGGCAGCCGCTTCGGGCCCGGGTTCCTCGAAAGCGAAAACAGCTTCACCGAAGGCGAACAGGATGGGGGGCAGCGGCTCTACCGGGTGAGCCTTGATTTCACCTTTTACCACTCGGCTATCTAAGGAGGCCTAAGCAATGGCTGGCAAGACTGCATTCGGCGCGATCGTCAAGATCGGCTCCGCCAATCCGCCGACGACGACGCTTTCGCGCGTGACCGATGTGGCGCCGCCCAACCGGGCGCGCGATGCAGTAGACGTCACCGATCACAGCAGCTCGGGCGGCGCGATGGAGTACATTCCGGATGGGGTCTATGATCCCGGCGATCTGGTGGTGACGCTGAACCACATCAGCGGATCGAGCACCGATGCCGCGATCGATGCGCTGTTCCTTGCGGGCGGCTTGATCTACGTCCAGTGGACCGAGAACGCGGCAAGCGGCAGCGACACGATGACCTCGGCAGGCGTGATCGCCAGCTATCAGGTGGACAACCTGCAGGTGAAGGGCAAGCAGTCGTCGAAGCTGACGATCAAGCTCTCCGGCCCGCTGCTCTGATATGGCGAACCGTCTGCAGGGTGAGGCCGAATTCGCGTTCGAAGGCGATATCATCGCGATCTGCATCAACAGCAATGTGCTGCTGAAGGCGGAGGACGAGATCGGCGTCGGGCTTGAATCGCTGGTCGGCGGGCTGGATCGGATAGGCTGGCTGGCAACGCTGTTCCGCCATGCCATGCATGAAGCGGTGGATGAAGCGCCCGGCAAGCTGGTCTCGCGCAAGGATGCCGCCGATATCCTGATGCTCTGCGATGATGCGCGCGATGCGCTGATGCGCGCCTTCAACAACGCGATGCCCAAGGTGGATGGGCCCAAGGTGGATGGGCCCAAGGTCGATAGCGATCCGAGTGCGGAGGGAAAGGCGCAGCCCCAGACGCCTGGGATTGGGATGCCGTCCTTGTCAACTGGTGCGAAGCCGGCGGGCAGCCGTCAGACTTCTGGAAGCAAACCCCGCGCACGATCCTCGCGCTGATCCATGGCTATCGCCGCCGCCGGGGGTGGCTAGTCTGGCACAATGCCGTGCTGCCGCGCGCGGACCAATTGCCCGAACTGCATGTGATGATGGACGTGGCCGCCCCGCCTGAAGATCCGGAGGAAGCTGCCGAACGCCGTCTTGCCAATCTGCGCGCCTGGAAGCGGGCGATCATGGCGCGCGAGGGCCAGATGGCAGTGCCGCCGGAAGCGCCTGTTACCGAAACCGAACCTCTGGGAAACCCTGACGCATGAGCACGTTTATCGGCCAGCTGCGGATTTCGCTGGGCCTTGATAGCGCCGCGTTCGAAACCGGCGCCAAGCGCGCCGCGGCCGAGGTCAATACCTTCGGCAGCAAGGCCGAGGCGGCGGGTTTCAAGGTCGGTTCGATGGCAAAGGCGCTGGTGGCCGGCGCGGCGGCATTCGCTGGCACGGCCATTGTCTCGACGCTGAAAGAGGCCGTCACCGGCGCGCTTGAATATGCCAGCTCGCTTTCCGAAGCGGCGCAGCAGATGGGCGTCACCGTCGAATCGCTGCAGCAGTTCCGCCTGCTCGCCGAACAGAACGGCGTCGAACAGGAAACGATGGACAAGGCGCTGCAAAAGCTCACCCGCTCGATGGGTGAGGCGGCGGCGGGCGGCAAGAAACAGAGCACGGCTTTTAGCGAGCTCGGCCTCTCGGTCCGCGATGCCAACGGTCATCTGAAAACGGCGGACCAGATCCTGCCCGAAATCGCCGGCGCGCTGGCCAAGGTTGCCAGCCCGGCAGAGCGCGCGCGCTATGAAGTCGCGCTGTTTGGCAAGAGCGGGCAGGACCTCGAGCCGCTGCTCGGCCAGGGTGAGGCGGCGATCCGCAGCTTCATGAAGCAGGCGGCCGATGCTGGTATCATCATTTCCAAGGATCTCGCCGACAAGGCCGATGCCGCTTCGGACAAGATCGTGTTCCTGCAGCGCAAGCTGGAAATGAAGTGGAACGTCGCCGTCGCCGAGCACGCGGGCGATATCGAGAAGATCGTGGATTCGCTCGATCGACTGGTCGACCGGTTTTTCAAGCTGATCGATGCGATGACCAAGTTCGCCAACAGTCCGGCGGGCAAGTTCCTTTCGCGGCTCAACGATGTGGCGAACAAGATCAATCCCGTAACTTCGATAGGCGGCGTCCTGCTCGATCAGACGGGGCAAGGCGGCGCGGCGCCGGTTCCGACACCAAGGACCCCGCCTGCCAATCCGGCGGCATGGAACGGTGCCACGCTGGGCGGACCGCTGAAGCCCGGCAGCGTGTTCACCCCCGGCAAGGGCCCGCTGACGCGGCTTTCAGGCAGCGGCGGCTTTTCGCTGGGAAGTACGGCGGGCGATCTGGCGGCACTGGCGCCGGGGCAGCGCAGCCCGATCTTTGAAAACCTGTTCTATCAGAGCGAGGAAATCCAGAAGTCGTTCGCCACGGTCAACAAAGCCGCCAACGATACGGCGGACGAGACCGAGACGCAGACGGTGCGCATCGCCAAGTCGTTTGGCGAAATGGCGCAGGATACCGTCTCAGCGCTGCAGAACATGGCAAACTCGATCCGCAGCGGTGATTTTCTTTCGATCCTGAGCAGCGCGATCGGCCTCTTCACGCAGCTCGCCGGAACCGGTCTGTTCGGCAAGACGCTGGCTACCCGAGTCAACAGCGTGCCGCACTATGCGGGCGGCACCGGGTTCCACCCCGGCGGCCTCGCGCTGGTGGGCGAGCGCGGGCCGGAACTGGTAAGCCTGCCGCGCGGCTCGGCGGTCTATCGCAATGGCACCGGGCCGGGCGGTGGCTCGCAAGTACAGGTAATTCCCAGCCCCTACTTTGATGTGGTGGTCGATGGGCGCGTGCTGCGGGCGGCGCCGGCTATTGCCAGCGCGGGGGGCGAGGTGGGCTATAACAAGGTGCGGCGCGCCGGTTCGCGGAGCCTTTCGGCATGATCGAGCTGCCCGCCACTGTCTATCCGCGCAGTGCCAAGCCGATGCTGCTCGATTTCGGGTTCACTGTGCGCCCGGCCTCGGGTGCGCCGGCGCAGCGGTATAACCGGCTTGGCAGCCGTTACACTGTGGAATTCACGCTTCCCGTGCTTGAATGGGAAGTGGCGCGCGTGGTCAAGGCGCGGCTGACGCGGGCAAAGTCCGATGCGCTACGCATGCCGATGCCGCTGGCGCAGGGCCTGCAGGGCAGCCCCGGCGTGCCGGTGGTGGATGGGACAGACAGCGCGGGCACCACGTTGAAGCTCAAGGGCCTGACCCCGGGCTGGATGGCGCGCGAAGGCTACTGGCTGAACGTGACCGATGCAGACGGCGTCCGCTATCTGCACGATGTAGCGGGGCCCGTTCGCGCGGGATCGGATGGCAAGGCCGTGCTCACGCTCGGCGTGCCGCTGCGCACTGCACTGGCGAACAATTCCGAAGTGCTGATCGCGCGTCCGGTGATCGAAGGGCTGCTGACCAGCGATGTGAATTTCGAGATCCCGGTGGGCAAGCTGATCAGCCTGCCCAGCTTCACGATCGAGGAACTGCGCTGATGGTGACGCTGGCCGCGCTCGCCAAGCTGGAACTGCCCACGGGCACGGTGCGGCTGTGCGATGGCGGCCTGGTCAAGTGGGGCAGTGAAACCTTCACCGCGCGTGATGGGGTATTCGGCACGCTGGGTGCGATCGATGCGCTGGGCGAAGGCGTGGGCGATGAAGTGCCCGCGCTGACAATGACGCTGCTACCCGCGGGCGATGCCACGCCGACGCAGCTTTCGCAGCCGGGCTTTCAGACGTCGCGGATCCGGTTGTGGATCGCGGAAGTCGATCCGACTACCTCGGCTGTGATCGGCACGCCCGCGCCGCAGTTTGACGGGCAGCTTGATCAGACGGTGCTGAGGCTGGGCAAGGACCAGCGCGAGCTCGAAACCACGGTGGTCTCGATGGCCGAACGCCTGTTCAACCGGGCATCGGGCAACGCGCTTTCGCCCACGTTCCACAAGTCGATCTGGTCGGGCGAGACTGGGCACGATCAGGCCAACGGGCTGACGATCTCGGTCACCTGGGGCACCGAATCGGTTGCGACCAGCGGGCAAGTCCCGGTCGGACGCGGCTACTTCGGCGGAAACCGGTTTCAATGACGGAGCATGATCTCCTTCGGCGCAAGCGGGCTACGGAGGCCACGCTGGCGAAATATCGCAGCCTCGCGTTCGATTGGAAAAAGGGCGTCACCTGCGTGCACATGGCGCGGTTTCATCTGCGCGCGATGGGCCATCAGGTGGAAGCCTTGCCCCGGATGCGCGGGCCGATCGGCGCGCGCCGCGTGCTGGCCGAACGGGGCTGGCCTGATGTGGCGGCGATGCTCGATGCGCAGCCTAGGCTCACGCGGATTGCCCCGGCGGCGATGCTGGTGGGCGATCTGGCCGTTCTGCCGGCGGATGAAGGGTTCGATGGGATCGTGATCAACGCCGGACGGCACAAGCTGCTGGGCTGGCATCAGGATTGGCCGAACGGGATGATTGAAATGGAAGCCCCGCTCGATGCGGTGGTAGGGAGCTGGCGGGCATGAGCAAGATTTTGCGCGTGATCGCCGTGATCGCGGGTGCAGTTGCGATTGTGGCGACGGGCGGCGCAGCTTTGGCCGGTGCAGGCACGCTGTTTGGCGCGACGGCAGGGGCGCTGAGCGGCATTGCCGGAATTGCTGGCGCCATCGCCGGAATTGCAGGCCTTGCCGCGCAGCTCCTCGCCAAGCCGCCACCCGCGCGCGGCAGCCCCAACCAGGTGCTGATCGAAGTCGAGCCGCCGCGCCCTTACGTGATGGGCGAAGGCTATGTCGGCGGGGTGCGGCGCTATGATCGTGCCTATGGCGGAACGGTGGACGATGTGCCGAACCCGTACCGGCTGTTCGTGGACGTCTATTGCGGGCACGGGCCCATCGATTCGATCGCGCCGCGCTTCGATTATGGCGTCCCCGATAGCAGCTACTATTCGGGCTTCCTCGGCACATCGACGCAGCTCGGTGCCTGTCCGGAAAGCTCGGCGCTGGCGCTGACCTGGGCGGGCGCGCCGGGCTGGGGATCATCGGCCAAGCTTTCAGGCTGCGCGGCCATCGCGTGGAACGTGAAGTTTGACAAGGATGGCAAGCGCTTCGCGGGCGGGCTGCCGGTGATGGGTGCCTATGGCAAATGGGTGAAGGTCTATGATCCCCGGCTTGACAGCACGTTCCCGGGTGGTTCGGGCTCGCACCGGCTCGGCACCGAAAGCACCTATACCTGGAGTGAGAACCCGGCGCTGCATTTTGGCACCTATGCCTATGGCCGGATCCAGAACGGCAAGCCGGTGATGGGCGTGGGCTTCCCGGTCGATGGCGTGGATTGGGCAGCGATCGCGGCTTGGGCGAACGTCTGCGATGCCAATGGCTGGACGATCTTTGGGCGCGTGTTCGAACCGGGGGACCGCTGGGCGAACCTCAAGGAAATCGCCATCGCAGGCAGCGGCGAACCGGTATTTTCCGGCGCGCTGCTTTCTGTACGCTATGATGCGCCAGAAGTCTCGCTCGGCACGATCACGCGCGACGATCTGGCTGAGGGCACCTATTCAACGACCAAGATGCAGCCCTATGCCGCGCGGATCAACACGGTGGTGCCCAAGTGCATCGATCCGGGCAGCAACTGGGAACTGGTCAGCCTTCAGCCGATCGTGATGAGCAGCCTTGTCACCGATGATGGCGAACAGCGGCGGCAGGAATATCCGTTCAATCTGGTGAAGGATGCCGATCAGGCGGCGCAGCTTGCCAGCTATCGGATCCTGAACAGCCGGGAGGAAGGGCCGATCGAACTGGTGCTCAATCCGGAATGGCGCATGGTGCGGCCGGGCGAATGCTATCACGTGACGCTGCCCGAACTCGGCCTCGATACCGATGCGATCGTGCTGAAGCGCGAGCTCGATCCCACGAACTTCACGGTCAAGGTCACGCTGCGCAGCGAGACGGCATCGAAACATACCACCGCGCTTGCCGCCACGGGCACGCCGCCCAGCGCCGTGAGCGGCACGATGAGCGGGGCGGACCGCGACAGCATTGCCGATTATGCCCGCTTGCCGCGCACCGATGTGATCTATGACGGCGGCACTTCGGGCGACATTCCATGACGACGACGGTCAAGGTCCGGTTCGCTGCCGCGCGCGATACGGCGGCAAACTGGGCTACGGCCAACTCGCTGCTTTCGCTGGGCGAATTTGGATACGAAAGCGATACTGGCAAGCTGAAGGTGGGCAACGGCTCCACGCGGTGGAACAGCCTGGCCTATTTCGATGGCAGCAATGCCGAAACGATCCGCGATGTGATCGGCGCTGCGCTGGGAGCGGGCACCGGTCTGCAGGTGGTGGTCAACGATCCTGCCGATACGATCACGGTGCAGCTCGCCAGCGGCTATGCCCTGCCGCGCACCGGCACCGGCACGCCCGAAGGCGCCGTCACCGCGCCGGTGGGCACGCTGTTTCTGCGCACGGACGGCGGCGCGGGCACCACGCTTTATGTGAAGGAAACCGGCTCCGGCAACACGGGCTGGGCCGCCAAGTAGGAAACACCACATGTCGACGACATTCGATGCCTGGCTGCAGCAGCTCGCTGCGGCCGGAAAGGGCGGCTCCGCGCTGACGGCGACGGACCTGCCGCCTGCAACGCGCGGGTTGGCCTGGTCCCTACCCATCGCGCTGCAGGGCAATTGGTCTACCGCATCGCTGGCGGGGGCCATCCGTGCGGCGCCCGATGCTGCCAGCGCGCTGGCCACGCTGAGCATCACCGGCGGCACGTTCGATAGTGCCAGCGGGTACACGACATGGACGGCCACGCTCGCCAGCGGCACGGGGGCCAATTCCACCGGCGCCCTGCCCGCCGATACCGATGGGGATGGCGTGGAGAAGTTCCCGATCAGCTTCCTGTTCACGCCATCAGGGGGCTCGCAATCGCTGCTGTTCGGCGGCGCTTTCACGCTTGTCGGAAAGGTTTGACCCATGGTTGATATCATTCTCGACGGCACGACGCGCGCCTTGAAGCTGGGGGACAATACTCAGCTTTCTGCCGTCTATGCCGCCGCCGCCGCTGCATCGGCCACGGCTGCCGCCAATTCCGCCAGCACCTTCGGCTATTTCGATACGCTCGGCGCCGAAGCGCGCGTGTCCTTTGAGGACGCAGCGGGTAATTCGCTGATGGAAGTGACAGGCAGCACGGTCACGCACCCGCAGATTATCGGCCTTGCGGCAAACGATGTGCTGAATACTCCGGCACGCGAAACGGTCTATTACGACCTGCTCGGCGCGCCGCGGCTGCCGATCGAGGACAGCGCGGGCAACCTGCTGGGCGAAGTGCTGCCCGATCGCATCGATCACCCGCAGATCATCACCATGGCGGCCGCCATCGCGGCGCTGCAGGGCAAGACGGCGATGAACTGGTACGGCGACAGCCTGAGCGCCGGTTTCCCGTCCTATCCTACGCCGGGCTCGGTCATGGCGACGGCGCTGGGCCGCACGGTCAATGTGCAGGCCATTCCCGGGCAAGCGGCGGGCCAGATTTCGACGCGGGCCGGGGCGCGGGCGCGCACGGTGCGCTTCTCGGGCGGGGCCATCGCGGCGGGGGCGAACACCATCACCTATATCGACGGCCAGACCATTGCCTATTGGCAGGGCCTGAGCACCGCGACCAAGAGCGCCGCGCTGTTCCTTTCCACCCCGTCCAATACCAGCACCAATACCTGCCGCGCGCGGATCAACGGCCTGAAAGGCACCGTCACGCGCACCAGCTCGGCAGGGGTGGAGGCCTATAGCTTCACGCCGGATTCGCTGCCTTCGGGCGTCACCTCGGTGGCGGTGGCCGATGATACTCCGCTGCGGATCGATGTGGATGGGCAGGATCTGCAACCCTGCGTGATCTGGGTCGGGCGCAATGATCTGCCCGCCACGGGCGCGGGCACCACGGCGTTCAACAATGCGATCGCGGCCATCCTCGCCGAAGTGGCAGCCATGGTGCAGCGCTTCGATCTGCGGCGATGCCTCATCCTTGGCGTGATCAATGCGCTCGATGAAAACGCGGGCAGCAAAAGCGACGTCTTCAATGCGATCATCAGCCTCAACAACCAGCTCGCCACGCTCTACCCCGGCGCCTTTGTCGATATCCGCAAGGATCTGATCGTCAACGGCCTCGCGCTGGCCAGCATCAGCCCGACCGCGACCGATACGACCAACATCGGCACCGACAATATCCCGTCGAGCCTGCTCGACAATCCCGCCAGCGACAAACTGCACCTCGGCGCGGCGGGATACGCTGCCGTGGGCACGATCGTCGGCGCCCGCACCATTGCGAAAGGATTCTGACTTATGCCCGGCTCTCCCGTGATCAAAGTTGCTGGCACCATTTCAAGCCCGGTGCTGGGCAAGCGTTCGGCGCTGACCTTCATCCGCAATGCCGATGGATCGAACCCGCTCTATGCGGGCTATCTGACCGGCTCCGGATACGTCAGCAACGCGCTCAAGGATCTTTCGAACAATGGCCGTAACCTGACGCAAGTCGGCTCGACGGTGGCAGGTTCGCAGGGCGTGCAGGCCACCGAGTTCATCGGCAACAATTCGAATTACCTGATGACGCCGTTCACCGCCGATGCCCTGGCGGCAGCTGGAACGGCCAACGAATTCGAAATCTTCGCCGTGGGCAAGTTTCCGACTACCAGCACAAGCCGCATCGCGCTGTTCACTGGTTCGATCAGCGGCAACACCCGGCGCGTGGCTTTCGACGCAACGGCATCATGGGATACCGCGCTCACGCAGTTCGACGACGTAGCGGGCTATAACACCAACCTGCTTTCGGTCTCTTCGGCGCGCGATAGCAGCTATGTGATGCTTTCGGCGGGCTACTCGCTGACGCAGGATTCGGGCTTCCGTTCGGTGAGCGATACCGTGACCGAGGCAAACGGTTCGGCCATCGGCGGCACCGGATCGCGCACGCTGGGCGGCCCGGCTTTCAACCTCTTCACCAAGACGGTGACCACGCTCGACACGCGCGGCGTGGCGATCCTGTTCTATAACCGCCGGCTGACCTCGGCAGAGCGCCTTGCGATCAAGGCAGGCCTGCGCGCGATCCTTTCCGGCTTCAGCGTGAGCGCGGGCTGACGCCGAGCCTCTTTCAACAAAAGGAACCTGATCCATGGCCTGCGAACCCAATGCCATCGTTACCCGCATCGCAAAGCTGGGTGCGGTCGAAGCCAGGATGCTGGCGAATGAAGAGCCGCACGAAGCCATCGCGGCGATCCATGCCCGGCGCTGCGCGCTGCTGACCGAGCTGCTGGCCGATCACGGCGCGCAGCTCGGCCTCGATGCGCCGACGATCGCGTTCGCCTCCGAACCCAAGCACAAGTAAGGGGCACGGGCGCGATGGGCACGCTGCAGGAAACGCTGGCCGTCTATGGCTTGCAAGGCACGCTCTGGGTGGTGGCGCTTTGGCGCGTGGGCGCGCGGCCCGCGGTGGCCGTGCTGGCGGCTAATCTGGCGCTATCGTGGTGGATTGGTGAACTCTTCGCCGGGAATGATCGGGCGGTGGCCATGATCGTGGTCGATCTGCTCACCATCATCGGGTTGCGCGAATTGCCGGTGGGGCCGCAGGAAAAGTTCGTCGCTCTGATCGCGCTTTCGATGATCCTCTGGCGCACGGCCAGCAGTGTCATTGTCCCGTATATGGGTCATTATACCTATGCGGTGGCGATCAATTGTGCGGTGATTGCGCAGTTGCTGATCGCCGGGGGTCTGATCGATGAGTGGGCTCGCCGTGCTGATCATTGGCTCGATAGCTTACACCCTCGGCTCGCTCGCGCTGCTCGAAATCTGGCGGCGACGCCGTGAACCCAGAGCAGTACGGCCTCGGAAGCGAAACCGCCGCAAGCCTTAGCGGCGGCGTCTTTGCCGCCGGTGCGCGCGAATATCTGCGCCCGGCCGTGGGCTGGCAGAAGCGGGTGCTGGCCACCGCGCTGTGCATTTCGGGCGGTTTCCTGTTCGGCGATGATGTGGCGGCCTGGCTGCACCTGCAGATGCAGGTTGCTTCGGCCATCGCGGGGATCGGCTGCATCGGCATTGCCGAAGGACTGCTCAAAGCGGTCGAGCGGATCGATATCGCGGCGTTTTTCAAAAAGGGGTGAACCGATGAACCTGATCGAGAAGGTGCGCTTTTGGGCGCGCCACAATTCCGTGCGCCTGGCTGCCGTGGCCGGGCCAGCGATGGCGTTCCTCGTCGAGCATCGCCACGATATTGAGCCCGTTCTCGCGAGCATGACGCCATTGGAGCGCATGGGGGCAACCTTCGTTCTGTTTACCGTCCTCCCGACTTGGCTGCGTACGAAGCCGCAGGCGGCGCTGAGCAAGCCCGATGGCCAGTAACCCGCCGCCCGCACCGCAGCGCTTGCGCAAGGGCACGCTGGCCGCGCTGGTGGGGCTGGGCACGGCAGGGCTGCTGTTCAACGCGGTGCCGGCCGAGGAGTCGGGCCGCAAGGTCACGGTGGATTTCGGCGTCGACGGCGCCGCGCACCTCACCCACATCAGCGGCCCCCAGTACCTCAAGGCCTATCGCGATATCGCCGGGATCCCGACCGATTGCGACGGACTGACCAAAGGCGTGCAGATGGGCGACGTCTCGACGCCGGAGCAGTGCACCGCGCGGCTCGAGGCGGCGCTGATCGAGCACGCTGCCGGGGTGATGCGCTGCTCGCCCGGCCTCGCGCTCGACAAGCCGCACCGCGACAACGTGCGCTTTGCTGCGATCTCGATGGCCTACAATATCGGCGTGGGCGCCTGGTGCGGCAGTTCGGCGCGCAAGCTGGTCGATGCCGGCCAAATCCGCGCTGCCTGCGATGCCTTTCTGGCTTGGGACAAGGCTCGCGTGAACGGCGTGCTGCGCCCCGTCAAAGGCCTCACCGCCCGCCGCCAGCGCGAGCGCGCCGCCTGCCTAAAAGACGCGTGATTTCCTGACCTGACCGGAGAAAAGACCATGGCCGATCCTTTCCAGATCTCGAGCGATTCGATCATCGCGCCCGCGCGCAAGATGTTCCTGATCACGCCGCACGCCACCAATGAAATCGACCCGCTGCCCAAGGCCATCCGCGCCGATGGTGCGGGCGTGATCGTTCTGCAGGCGGCAGACAGCGGCGCCGATGTGACGATCAACGTCTCGGCCGGCGAGGTGATCGCCGTGCGCGCGCGCTACATCCGCGCATCGGGCACCACCGTTTCCGTCATTCACGGCCTGGTCTGATGCCCGGCTTCGGTTTCAGCCTGGGCTTCGCCAGACGGCAGGCGAAGGTCCGGCAGAGCTATTCGAACCCGAACCAGTATTACGCTGGCTCAATCGGGCTGCGCTGGCCGAACCGCGCTGCAGCCTTGACCGGAACGACGCCGTATCTGTGGAACTACTATGCGAACTACGTGATCCGCAAAAGCCCGCCTTGGCGGGTTCCGGCCGGTAAGCCCCATGTGTTCAGCATGTCCGAAATCTACAACCGTGAAGCACCGGCTAACCTCAATGAAGGGCGCCTGCTGAAGCCCATCACGATGGGGGCTGCCTACGTCCATTATCAGGATGCAGGCGGCACATGGCGCGCCGTTGCCGCTACGTGGTCGAATGGCGGTGTTCTGACGACGAACGGAACCACCGGCGGCGTGATCGGCATCACCGACCCATTGCCCGCCGATATGCCGCCGTGGACCGATCTCTGGTACGCTCTGGAATCGCAAGTCGAAGCCGGGGCATCGTTCACCGCATCGGTGAGCGGCAATATCATGACTGTCTCGGCGGTTTCGGCGGGGACGATCACGCCCAATCATCTTGTCACCGGGACGGGCATCACCGATGACGACAGCGGCTATGCAATCAAGGGCACGGCCATTCAGGCCTATGGCACCAGCGGCACGACCGGTACGGGTAGCACCGGCACGTATGCCCTCGCCACCGCGCAGGGCACGCTGACAAGCAGGACGCTGACTTCGGGCCAGATGCTTCTCGGCGGCCCGGCCCTGCGCACCGGTACGGGCGAAGGCAATAACGCGACTGGCGGCGGCACTGCCGGGCGCGGCGGCACCGCGAGCTTTGCCACGCAGCTTGCCACGCGCGCCAGCCTTGTCGTCGGCGGCTCGGGTAACTGCACGATCAATGGCTTTCTTATGGCGCCAACGTGCGGGTACTTCTTTGGCGCGGATGGTCGCCCGATCTTTTTCGCCTTTGGCAACAGCATCGGTTTCGGCAAGGGCATGGATAGCTCGATCGCGCCCGATGGCATCATGGGCATCCTTGAGGCTATGTGCGCCGATACGTCGAACGGCGGTTTCCGCATCCCGATCATCAATACCTGCGTTGCCTCATCGCAGCCGCAGTACGCCTATTCGGGCGATGCAAACTACAATCCCGACATTTCAAAGCTCAAGCGGGCACTTATCGATCAGGTGACAGCGCTCAATATCGCGCTGGGCGCCACTAAGCCGCAGCCCTTTACGCATGCCATTTCGGAACACGGGACCAACAGCAACGGCACGCCGTACAACTTGACGGCAACCTTCATTCCGATGATGCAAGGCCTCTGGGCATGGCAGAAGGCGTGGCACAACACGCCGCTGATCCAGACGACGATGCTGCAGAAGGGCACCTCGTCTGACATGTTCCAGACCACTTCCAACCAGAGCATCCAGACGATTGACCAGACCGGCGGAAATCGGTTCCTTGTCAATGACCTGTACCTCGGCGCATCGCCACCTTCGGGCGCTGACTACTTCGTCAATACCTATGCCCCGTTGGGCTGGGACACGACGACGAACCGCGACAAGATCGCCAAGGCGCCCGGCGCATGGACCATCGATGCGACGGATACCGGCAGCGGCAGCACGCTGGTGCTCGCGGGATCGACCGCGCCGACAGTTGGCATGTCCGTTGCGCTCAACGGCACAAATGCCGCGCTGACGCAATTCACGATCACCAACACGACCAGCGGCACGAATACCGTCACCACGACGGCCAATTTCACGACACTGGGCATTCTGGCAGGGCAGACTTTCACGCCGGCAACATCGATCGGCGGCCTGACGGCGGGCACGCGCTATACGATCCTGTCCGTCACCAACAGCGGCGCGAACAGCACCTTCACGGTGAGCAATACGCTGAGCACCGCATCGGGCACGGTGACGGCCACAGTCAACGCCGACGCGCGCCTGATTTCCGGCGTAACTGGCACGGGGCCGTGGACCTGCACATCGATCCCCGGCAGCAGCTCGGGCACCTATCCGCCGCGCGTGGCCGGTGCGCCGGTCTATCAGATCTACACGGCTGATGGGCAGCCGGGCGTTGTCGGCCTGCACTGGTCCGCGCCGGCCGTGGCGCTGGTCGCGCCGCTGATGGGGCCGCTCAAGGCGAAACTCGGGAGTTGGACAGGATGATCATGGGCCTTCGCTCTACCTTGATCGCGGGCGCGATCGCGCTGGTGCTGGCGCTGTTCCTGCTCGCCCAGTGCCAGCACGCGCGCACCGCAGGCGCTGACGCTGCGCTAAGCCGCAATGTCGCTGGCGCGGCCGTCGAGAGCGGCAGCGATGCTGTGGGCACCGTGGGCAGCGTAGGCGCCAGCGAAGCCGCCATAGACGCAACCGGAAGGACAAACGATGCCGAGATCCACAAAGCCGCCGGCGCCGATCAGGGTGTGCCTGCTGCTGTTGATGCCGCTGGCCGCAACGCTCTCTGCCTGCGCGCCGCCTATCGCCTCGATCCCCGCTGCCTGCGCAAGCCTGCTTCCTGATACCTGGCGCACGCCGGTCCCGGGTGCACCCCTGCCCGAAGGCTCAACTGTGGCTGATTGGATCAGCTTCGGCGATCAGCAGACCGGCCAGCTCGACAAGGCCAACGACCGCACTCTCGCCGCCATCGGCATTGTGGAGCGGTGCGAGGCGCGGGACAGGGCAGCGGTGCAGAAGGCGAAGCGCCGGCTGTTCTGATCAGCGCTGCCCCTCGATCCGATGTAGCAGTGGCAGCACTTCCTTCTCGATCAGCTGCCGCATATCGAGGAACGTAGCAAAGGCTGCGGGCTTAAGGTGCGTGCCATGTTCGCATCGCCCGGCCTCGGGGAAGTCCTTGATCTGGTCGAACAGGCCCTGCAGGCGGTCGTGGAGGGATTCGGTCTGCATAGTGCGTCGAGCTTTGTCATTGAAGCGGATGCGTCACCTACGGAAGTTTCGCTTCAAAGAACATGGGTGAGATTGCTGCCAAGTGAAGATCCGTGGTATAACGCGGCATGCGCCAGCGCTTTGCCCTTGCCTCTACTCTGCTGCTCTGCGGCTGCGCTTCCACCGATCAGGTGCTTGAGAGCAGCCCATTGGCCGTCATTCACTCGCAGCGCTCGGCCGAAAGTGTGGTGTTCTGCCTTCAGAACAAGACGGACGCTCCTGCCATGGATCGCGATGGTGCGAAAGTCGTGCTGGCTAAGTCATCGTTCGGCGCGACTATCGCAAGCTTCACGGTTCGCCCGGAAGGCAATGGCAGCACCGTCACGATCCAGAAAGGTTCGCAGCCCGCTACACCACGCTATCGGCGCTGCTATTGATCAGCCGCGATCTACCCAAAAAAGGTTAGCCAAACCGAACCCGGCCCCCGCAGGATTGCGTGCGTGATTTCGGTGGGTTAGCCCTTGGTTGCCGTTGATTTTATTGAGAAACCGAATTCCTGCCGGGCCCACCACATCGCTAAAATTATCCGGCATTTTCAATGTGTTGATTTGGGTTAGCCAAATCGGGATTTGGGAGGTTAGCCTTTGCCATCTGCGCCATCGCGAGTTTGGCCATGCGGGTTTGTTCGGCTTCTCGGGTGTAGCGGCTGACTTCGGCGTCTGTCCGATGGCCGGTGATCGACTTGATCAGCTGGTTAGATAGGCCGCTTTCGGCCATGCGGCGGGCGGCGGCTTTGCGCAGGCCGTGCATGGAATAGCCGGTGATCCCGGCCTCGCGGCAGCGGCGCATGAACCACATGCCGAAGCCGTCTTCAGTGAAGGGCCTGCCGCTATCTGCGATGATGAAGGCCAGGTGGCCGGTCTTGGTGGCGGCGATGCTTTTCGCGAGGCGCGGGTCGATGGGGATCCGCATTGGCTCGCCCGTCTTGATCTGGCGCACGCGGATCATGCCATCTTCGACATGCTGGGGGCCCATCAGGCGAATATCGCTGCGGCGCTGGGCGGTGTAGAGCGCGAGATCGAAGGCGAGGCGCGGCATGGTGCCGATGGGCCAGTGCGCTTCGAACTGCGCGATCTGCGCTTCCTGCCATGTCGCGAAGCCATCGCCCGTCTGGCGGATGCCGCGCACGGCGGCTGCGGGATTATCGGCGCGCCAGCCCTGCAGGATCGCGAAGTTGAAGATCTGGTTGAGCCGCTTGCGCAAGTTGTTCGCCGCGGCGGGCGTATCGGCCATCTTGCTGACGAGATTGGCGACGTGGCGCGCGGTCATCGTCGATACCTGCCGATCGCCATACTTGGCGCGAAACCGCTCATAGATCCCGCTATAGGTTTCGCGCGTGGTGGGCTTGAGCGAGGCCCAATCCTTCGAACGATAGAAGCGGGCGATCAGATCATCGAAGCTGCCGGGCTTGATGCTGGCAACGCCGATATCGATGCGGCCTTCCTTCAGCCAGCGATGATAGACTTCGGTGAATTCGGCACTGCCGGGCTCGGCGGTGATGTAGACCGTGGACCAGCCCTGCCGGCGCAAGCGAATGCGCTGCTTGCCATGCCGATCGGCAAAGGCGCTTGCGTATCTGGGGAGCGCCTTGCTCACTGTTCGAGGTCTGCCCATTCGTTCGAATCTCCGGCCTGATCGGGCTGGCCGGGGATGATCACGATTTTGCCGCTCGGGTCTATCTCAATCCGCGCGATGCCGACGCCCGCCTGCAGCAGGCCCTTGGCGGCTCGCTTGAGATCGGCTTCGCGGAATCGCGCGGGGGCGGTCATTGCCAAGCTACCCATGACCAATAAAGCGGCCAGAAAACAGCGGCGAATGAGCCCACGCCGACTGGCCTGCTATCATCACGCCAGCAGATGCCCGTTTTTGGCGGATTGCGCAGACATTCAGCATAATCAGCGTTGACAGCTTTTTCTGATTTGCTGGCTGCGTGGCCGAACGTGGCAATGGCGATTGCCGCATACAGTGCTGCGGCGATGCGGATCTGTTTGATCATTTCCACCTCCGTGCCAGCCCCGCCCGCCGCAGCATGGCGCCGGCGTCGATGCCGCGCACCGAGACGAGGGCCAGCGTGCGGCCGTAGGAATCGGTGCCGAGGCGGCGGATCATCACCGGGCCGGTGGCGAGGAATGCGCGCAGGGCATCGCGGGCCTGTTCGCCCTTGGCGGTATCGCACCAGGCGGGGTTGCGGCTGTGGGCGAGCTCGCGGACGCGATATGCATCGCAGCGCGGTGAGCCGGGCAGCTCTGGCGCGTCGATATCGCTGATGCGGATGCGCTCGGCCCCGCAGCGGATCGTATCGCCATCGTGGACCGTGGGCGACAGGCAGAGCGCGGCGGCGGCGTAGGCGAGAGCGGGGATCATGCCTTTGGTCCTTCCATGAAGCGGCAGTTCCATAAAGTAACAGCTTCACTCTCGGTGCTAATCAAAGCAGTCCGGAGGCCGCAATGCTCGCACTGAACATAGAAGCGGATGGCTTTCGGTACGGCAAAAGGCACAAGGTGTGCATCAGCCCCGCAGCATGGACAGGGCTTTATTGCCTCGCTCTCTGAGCCTAGTGAAATCTCGCGCGCGGCTTGGCACTGGGGGCACGGGCATTCGTCGGCTTCCATGATGCGGCTTCCTCCTGAAACTTGCCGGTTTCGTTGCCCCAGCTATCCCAACCGGGGCGCGTGGTGCGGCTGAAGAGTTCGGCGCGGCGGGGTTGGCCATCATCGCCTGTCAGCGGGCCGAACAGATCCTCTAGCCGATCGTATTGCTCGGGCGGCTTGCGGCTGTGTTCGCGCGTGGGGGCGAGGATCAGCTGGCGCACATCGTGGGAGAGAACCGGCAGGCCCTTGCCGCGCTTGAACAGCCAGCAGGGTTCGATCTGCTTGCGCGTGTAATACCCCATCGAAATGCGCGGCGGCGGGATATCGCCGGTGAACAGATCGATTTGATCGGCATCGACCAGCTTCTGCTTGGCCCAGTAGAACAGATCGGTGATGAAGCGGCATCCCCATGCCTCGGCCAGGGCGAGCGCGGCATCACAGTGGCTGCCGACCACCCACATGGCGATGCAGCTATCCTTCGCCATGATATCGGCCACCGGCAGCGCCTGCATCGCGGCGAGGCTCATCGTGGGATAGTGATCCTCCTCCTCGCGGAAATTCTTCTGCGTGGGCGTGCGATCCTTGCCGGCAAAGGTGCGGAAAGCCCATGGCGGGTCCATCAGCACGAGCCGGTAATCGCGGCGTGGGAGGGTGGCGAAGGGGTGCGTCATGCGGCGGCGGCTTCTTGTGCGGCGAGCAGCGGGCCCCATTGCGCGGCCATGGCGGCGGCGATGCCGGGGAAGAAGCGGCTGCGTTCTTTCGCTCGGCCCACACCCGGCGGCATGCGGTGAACGCGGGCGATGGGCTGGCCGGTTTGGTTGAGGGCGGCGCGTGCGGCATCGATCGTGCCAAACGTGGGCACCAGCGACGGCAGGCCGCGCAGCCAGAGGCAGGTGCGTTTGGTTTCCCAATCGCCATACTGCCACGGCTGCACGCTCTGCGCGGCGGGCTGATAGCCAGTGATGCGCCGCTTGGCGTGGCTGTGCATCACCGGGTTCTCGACTGCCACGCGCGGCACCGGCGCATTCCAGAGCGTGGAGAACAGCGCCGCGCCTTCATCGAGCTCGCGCCACAGATCGGCGTGCGTGCGGCCCGGCGGCGGCGTTGTCAGCCAGCGCACGCCGCTGTTGCAGAGCCGGGTGCACGGCGGGTGCGCCACGATCAGCAGATCCCAGCCCTCGCCCAGCACGTCGCGGACGTCGCCGGTGATGTGGTGGTTGCTGCCATCCTCGGCGGGCAGCAAATCGCAGGACCAGGCATCGAAGCCCGCCGCGGTGAACGCGCGGCGCACGGTGCCGGAAAACTCGCAGGCGATGAGGATGCGGGCCGCGCTCACGCAAGGCCCCGCAGCTTGCAGAAGCGGCTGATGCAAGCGGCGGCGGCTTCGCGGGTGCGGAGCTGCTCGCACTGGTCGCACCAGCCACTGATCGCACCAGCCTTTGCCTTCGGTGCCGAAGGCGCTTTTTGGAGGCAAGGTGATGCGCGTTGTCTTGACTGCCAGAGCCGGGGCGGCGCCAGTGCGCGCAGCAATGGCTGGGTGCCCTGTGCTGGGTGTCGGCGCCGCCGGGCGTTCATAGGCTGCTTCGCCCTGCCCCTTGGCGGCGGCGATCATGCATTGCGCCAGCGCGGTCTGCTCGCTTTCGCCGGTGAAGCGTTCGCGGCGTTTGGCGGCACGGATGCGCCATTTGCGCGGTTCGACCGCGCCGATCGCATCGGCCAGCGCGGCGGTGGAAAGCCCGGCCATCTGATCGCCATCGAAAATCTCGCCCAAAGCAGCAAGCAGGGTGGCGGTGACAGTGACAGGTGTTTCAGGATAGGCCGCGCGCAGCGTGGCCAGCGCAAAGCGCACGGCATTTTCGCCGCGCATTTTCAACATGCGCACCAGCACCGCGCCGCAGATCAGTTGACCGGGCTTCCAGATGGCGCTGTTCTTGGTGCGCGCGAGCGACCAGCCCGTGCCTTCCATGATCGCCTGGACGGCCACGGCATCGGCATCACCGGCAGCAAGCATGCCAAGAAACACATCGCTATCGCTGAGCTTCTGCCGTTCGGTGTTGATCTTGACAAAGGTGCGTGCCTCGCCCGCCAGATCGAGCCCGGCGTTGATAACGCAGGGCAGATAGTGGATATCGCCGCGCGCCCGGGCGCCTTCCAGACGGTGCTGGCCATCAAGCACATAAAGCCCGCCATCCAACCGCCGCGAGACGGCGAGAGGCTGACAGAGCGACCAATCCCACTGCTTGATCATCCCGTTGATGATGCGGCGCGACTGGGTGCCATCGGTGGCGCGCTGATAAGCTGGATCCACCTGCAGCCGATCCAGCGGCACTTGTTCGAGGCTGGGCGGCGCGCCGACTTGCGGGCCCTTGGCCACGCGCTGAAACTGGCCGGCGTTCACGGTTGCGTTCATGGCTTCAACCTTCCATGGCGGCGCGGCGGACGGCGTTGCCGAATGCGGTGAGATAGGGCTGGCGGATATCGGCGAGGCCGTGGCGGCGCAGGGCGGGGAGCTGGGCCAAGTCCGTCACGCGGCGGCCTTCCTGCCCGCGCACGGTGGTGATCAGCGCCTCGAGCAGCGGGGCCGGCAGCGCCAGCGCGGTTTCGCGCGGATCGGGCAGATCGGCGAGGAACTGGCGCAAGGCGCGGCGTTCGGCCTGCGCGGCATAGCCGGGTTCGCCCGGTGCGTTCATCGGCACGTCGCGCGCGATGGCGGGGCGCAGGCCGCGCGAGGCTGTCATGATTGCGCATCCCGATCGGTTTCGGCGAGCGTGGCGTGATCGCGGATCGGCCAGGGTCCGCGATAGGCGCGGGTGGCATCGGGGGCGGGCCTATCGCGCGCCTCGCTGCGAACGGCATGCCACCAGGCGCCCATGACAAACCCGATGTTGAGCCCGATCAGGTTGCCGATCAGCAAGGCGGCGCCGGTCTGCGCGGTGAAAAGAAGGGGCATCGATCAGGCTCCGATGAACTGGGCGAAGACGCGCACGGCGAGCGCCAGCGCCAGCAGGAACGCGGCAAGCGGAAGCCGCGCATCGGTGAGGATGGGCGGCAGCGGATCCGGATCAGGCGCGATCATGCCGGCACCCGCGTGGCGGCTTCGAACAGCAGCTGCGCGAGGTAGATCGCGGTGAAGCCGATCAGGACCAGATAAGCCTTCATGCGGCTTTCCTTTCGGGCTCGGCCTTGCGCGCGCGTTCGATGCGGCGGGCGGCGTCGTAACCGGGGATGGGATGCTGGCCGTTCACATCGTGGGCGAGGGCCATGGCGATGCGGTGGAGCGCGGCGGCGGTGGCGACAGCCTCGGCGCTTTCGTGAGCATTGCGTGGCTCTGCTTCGCTCCGCTCCGCAACCGCAGGATGCAGCCGATCAAACGCCAGATCGCGCGCGGCGGTGAGGACGGGGGCCCAGCGCGCGCGAGGGCAAAGCTCCTCTGCGATGAGCCAGCGGACCGCGCCGGGATTCCAGCCTGCCGGTTCTGCTTCGGCCATGATATCGGCGCGCAGCTCGGCGGCTTCGGGCAGATCAGCGCCACAGTGGGTGGCGATGGCCGCCCATGGGCGCAAGTGCGCCTCGGCCTCGGCCAGCGGCATCCGGCGCGCGGCGACAATGACGCGGGCCTTGGTCTGGCGGCGGCGGAATTCCTCGAGCGCGAGGGTGGCGAGCGGGGCGACGGTCATTCGCCGACCATCGCTAGCCATCGCCGAAACGATGCCTCGGCTTCGGCATACCATTGCCTGTAAGAAGCATGGCACTCAGGACAGAGATCCGACCCCAATCCCGTACCGCTCGGATAGATAACGTCCCATTTTTCCGGACGCTCCGATGAGTCCAGCTCGACAGAGGTTGAACACCGATCACAAGTAAACTGGTGGGTTATCTTGCGAGCCATCACGCGGCCCTCCGGCGGCGCTTCGGCTTGAGGCCGATGGCGGATTCCTCGGTCGGGTAAACCATATCGGGTTCGGCGCGGTAGGTGTCGCTGGCGCTGCCGATGATCATCGGATGGCGCTGGCGGGCGAGCAGGAAGCTGCCGTCCGCATTCTGCTGGATCACGCGCACCCGTTCGCCGTGCGGCGCGACATAGGCCGTGCTGCCGGGATGGGGATAGTCTGCTGGGGTCTTGAGCACTTTCGGCCTCCCGATTGAACGGGGGCCATTGTTCCGATTATTGGAACGTAAAGTCAAGCCGGTCAGACAAAAATCGTTCCTCTTTGTGGAACGTGGCGGCAAACGTGCCTTGCGGCGGGGTGATGATGGGTTCCGAAATCCAACATTGCAAGCCGACTCGCGCGCGGTAGACTGCCTTCATCAAGGGAGGGCGCGATGGCGGGGCCGACAAACAATCAGATCGTTGTGGGCGCGCTGGCGATCCTTGCAATCGGCGCGGCGCTGGCAGGGAGCGGGACCGGATCTGCGCCGCCATCCACGGCGGACGCGGGTGCAAATCTGGCATTGAGCGCCGATGCCGTGGCCACCTGCCGCAGCTTGCTGGACAAGGGCATGAAGGCCGGCATCATCCGGGGGCGCCCGGCGCCCAACCGAATCGATGTGGAGGATTCCGCGTGGCGCGAGCTCGATGCCCGAACCAAGGAGGTCACGCTGGGCGCAGTGGCCTGCGACGTCTGGGGCCGGACGGCGCCGCCCGCCGACGAATATGTCGTCGCCTATGGCTATCGCAGCGGCAAGCGGATAGACATGCTGACAGCTAGCGGGATCGAGCGCGAATAGCGCACGGTGCGTGATCAGCCGGTCGCGCTATTGCGATCGGGATCGGGCGCCTGCGTTTCGAACACCGGGCCGCGTTCCGCGACCAGGCGCACGGCCTGCCGCTCTATCTCGGCGCGCATGTTGCGGATGGCATAGGCGTCATCCGGATGCATCAGCAGCTCGAACGGCGCGAGGTGCATGGCGGACGATGCTTCGTTGAGCACATCGCGGTTATAGCGCTGCGTCCCGGTCACCAGATCCGATGCCTTGCGCTTTGACCAACCGGTGATTCGGCGAAGGCCAGCCTGATCGAGGTGGAAATGATCCATCCAGGCTTCGAGATACCAATCGTGCCGGATCGAAATAGCCATGACCCGATTATAGGAAACAGCCGTTCCGGCGTATCGAACATAAAACGGATAGAGGGGGCTTGACTTGGCGTTCCAATAATCGGAACTAAACGCCATGTCAGAAAGCTTCGAACCAACCGGCAATGCGGCGATGGCCATGGCGCTATCTCCCCATGAGCAGATTCAGGCGCTGCGCAGTGCGCGCGGCGAAACGCTGGAGGCGTTCGGCAGGCTGATCGGCGTGGGTTCCAAGGGCCGGATGAGCGAAATCGAACGCGGCGTGGTGGTGCCGACTCCGGATCAGGCGCTGGCGATCGAGGCGCTTTCGGGCGGGGCTATCAATGCCTCGGGGCTCAACGAGATCATCGCCAAGGCGCGCGGGGTGGAGTGGGCCGGTATCCATGGCGCTGCTGATAGCGCCAATATGGCGGAAGTTTCGCGGGGAAATGCGGGGGATAATTTCCCCGCTCGCCTCGATCAGGGCTCGCCGGTGCCCCTCCCGGCCGGCGCGGCGGACCCCGGGGGCGATGGAAGCGCCTCTGGGAAAGCGCATTTCAGGAATCCCGAGCGAAAGCGCGTGATGAAGCGGCAGGCCACGATGAGTTTGCCGTGGAGCGCGTTAGTAGGCCTGCAGCTGGGCGGTCAGCTGCTGCAACGTCTGAGAGAATGGACGTGACAGCCGGAGAGACGGCAACGATTTGCCTGCAGCCTCCGGGGACCGACGGGCGGTTGAGCGTTGCAGGGCCAAGGGATGCCGCCCGGAGGCAGTCAGCCGATACCCTCAGAGCTGAACGTGAACGTCCAGGTGCAGACGTGACAGCCGGAGAGACGGCAACCGATTTTCCGGACGCAGCGGAATGAGCGCGCTGGGGCGGGATGCGCGGGCGCGGGCGCTCAAGCTGGCGACGGGCGAGCTGGTGGGCTCGCTCGGCGGGATCGAGGGGGCTGCGGCCAGCCTTGAAAAGGGCAAGAGCGTCGTCGGGCGCTGGGCGAACCGCAACGATCCCGATCACTTCATCAATGTGGCCGATCTGGTGAACCTTGAACTGATCGCGCCGCGCCCGGTGGTGACCGAGCAGATGTGCAAGCTGCTGGGCGGGCTGTTTGTCCCGCATGTCGATCTGGCGGCGGATGAAGGTTCGCTTTCGTGGCTGGTGATGCAGCTTTCGAAGGAACTCGGCCAGCTTTCGGGCGAGATCGCGAACGCGCTGGCTGACGGCATGGTGACCGATACCGAAGCCAGCGCGGCGGAAGGGCATCTGCAGGATCTGATGCGCGTGGGCCACCAGATGGCCAGTGCGCTGGCGCAGATCCGGGAACGGGGGCGGGGATGAGCGATCCGGCACAGATCAAGTCCATGATGGACAACCTCAACGCGCGGCTGCGCGTGGTGGTGAGCGATTGGGGGCGCGAGCAGTTTGCGCAAGGCTTGCCATTTCCCGATGTGCAGGCCGCCTCGATCAGCGCGCTGATTGGCGAAACCGGCTTCGTGATCGCATCGGGCCCGGCGCATTGGCACCGGCATCAGATCGGCGTCGTCAACAATACGCTGGAAGCCATGGTGCGCGAGCATGCCGTGGCTTTTGCGCGGGAGGGCAAGCAGTGAACGGCGCGTTTCTGGGCACGAGCTATGTCGATATCGGGCAGCTCGAGGAATGGTTTGCCGGCGCGGCGGCGGGGCAACAGGCGATCTATGGCACCGGGCCGAGCGGCATTCCTTCGCACCCGGTGCAGCAACTGGTCAACGAATGGGCGCGCACGGGCGAAATCGTGAAGCTGCCCAATGTGCGGCTTGGCCCCGGCATGTGGCGCTATGCCTTGCAGCGCGCGCGGCCGCAGAGCCGCGCCGCCGCCGATGAGCGCGGGCGCAAGACGCGGGTGAGCGTGGACGAGGCCTGGCGCGAGACCGAGGCGGGCCGGATCTACATGGCGCTGGTGCGCGCGGCGAACCTTGGCCTGCCCTGCCCGACCAATGCTCAACTGGCCGAGGCGGCGCACCTGCGCGATGCCGATGCGGCGCGCTACCGCGTGAAGCTGCTGGGCGAGGAAGGCCTGATCGAGCTGGCGCACAGCGGCGCCGGGCGCTGCTTTCGCCGCGTGAAGATCGTGGAAACCGGGCGGTGGACCGCCGACGAGCCGGGCAGCGCCGCGCTGCCGGGGCTGGACAGGGAAGGACGGGCAGCGTGATGGATGTGCGGACCGATCTGGACGAGCGCGACGATGTGCTCGCCTTTCTGTGCAGTCGCAAGCGCGCTGCCGAAACCGTGGCCCGCCGCAACGCCGATGAGCGCGAGCGGGCCGAGATCATCGCGCAGAGCATCGAGGTGCAAATCGAGATGATCCGACAGGGCCTGCACGTGGGCGATGCGATCAAGGAATCCGAATTGGAACATGCGGGCAAAGTCTTGGCGTCCGCTGATGCGGAGTCGCCGCCGGGCGTACTGATGTCGGCTGACGCCGCCATGCCGCCGCCCGGGCGTGTGCGCGAGAGCAATACGTTTTCCGACTGAGAGGACATTTCCATGTCAGCCTATCAGGAGATTGGGCCCACCGCGCTGCCGCGGTGGCGGGTCTACACATTGGCGCGCGAGCTGCAGTTTCGCGCTGGGCGCGCTGCCGAACTGGCAACGGAGGGGCCGGGTTGCGATGTGATCAAAGCGCAGGCCGAGATTGATGCGATCCGGGCGATTCTGGGGGCAGACCAGTGAGCTTCAAGGACCAGCAGCGGCGGCGCAGGGCTGCCGAGAAGCGCGGGCGGCGGGGCACGCGGCGCGCGAGCGCGATGCTGCTGCGGCAGGCGGTGCTGCATCCCATCGAAATTGATCACGAGGCGGCCATCGTGGCCGACTGGTTTGGACTGGTGGAAGGACAAGGCGATGGCGGAAGCGAGTGATTACCGGCTGCGGCTGCTGATCGAGCGGATCGAAAGCCTCGAGGAAGAGAAAAAGGGTATCGGCGACGATATCAGGGACGTCTACGCCGAGGCGAAATCGACCGGATATGATCCGAAGATCATGCGCCAGATCGTGAAGTTGCGAAAGATGAAGCCGGATGACCGGCGCGAATATGAGGCCGTGCTCGACACCTACAAGGCGGCGCTGGGCATGGAAGGGCTGGAAGGCACGCCCATGGGCGACGTGCTGGCGCGGCTTGATGCCATGCCGGAGGCGATTTCCATGCAGGTGAACGGCGGGCCGGTGGTGCCGATCAATGCGGCGGCGCGCAAGAAGGCCAAGGCATCGGCATGACCGCGTGGCGCGCCTTTCCGGATGGGCTGGAAGCTTTCCACGGGGTGCGCCGCGAGAGTGCGGGGCTGGTGGCGAGCGCGCTGGGGGATTGGCTGGCGGGGCTGGCGGTGCGGATGCCATTTGCGGCAGTCGTCGCGCTTGAGGAAATGGGCGCACCGCGCGGGGTGATCAATGCGCTGCTGGTGCGGGGCGATCTGGCGCGGGCGCGGGTGACGATCGGCAAAGGCGGGCTGTTCGACTTCGACGATGGCGGCGCCCCGGCGCTACTGCTCGCAGTGCGCGAGGCGGGCGAGGTGATCGACGTCTGCGCGGTCCAGTCTGCCCGGCCGGATGAATGGGCGCTGCTGCGCGGCGAGGGGTTGGTGCTGGGGCACCGGGCGCTGCTGCGCTGCGTGCTCGGCATCGACGATGTGCTGCCGGTGTTCGGGACTCCACTGGCGTGGCTGGTGGCGGGCGGGGCGGGCATCTGCGTGCTGGACTGGGCGCCATCGGTGCTGGGGCAGCTGCGCGGCCTCGGCCCAGGCGTGACGCTGCACTGCGAGGATGCGCGCGCCGCCGATGTGCTGGGCCGCGCGCTGGCATGGGACGGGCTGCCGAAGGTGGCGGTGCGCCCTGCTGATGAAGAGAGGATGGCGGCGTGAGCAATTCCATGTGCGGCTTTTGCCGGTTTTTTCTGAAGGCAGGCGGCGAGGAGTCGCTCTTGGATTTCGGGCAGTGTCGCATTCGTTCGGTGCCGCATGCTTTCCCAAAGCGAGATATCAGCGATTGGTGCGGTGAGTTTGATGCAGACCCCGTATCTGAGGCGAAGCTTTATCATGGGGCTGAGGCGAAAGCACAGCAGGCATGACACGGCGACGCAACTTACTGGCGGGCGATGGGCCCCCGCCCCCAGCGGGAATTTCGGGTTCTGCTCCGGGTGGACCTTCCGCGCCTGCATCTGGTGGGGGTGCGGGGGGTGATCAGGGTGGGCAGGACGGGAGGATCAGGCCAGGTGCCGATCCAGACCGTGATTGGGCCTGCCTGCGCCTGCCGCTGACTGATCTGGGCAATGCCGAGCGGTGGCTGATGCGGCATGGGCACAACTTTCGCTTTTGCGCCGAGATTGGCTGGTTTGCGTGGGATGGGCGGCGCTGGCATCTGCTGAGCGAGGAAAAGGACCGGGCGCCGGCGCGGGTGATGCAGAGCGTTTATGCCACGGTGCGCGCCATTGGCTGGGAAGCGAAGCTGCTGGCGGCGACGGGCGGCATGGAGCCGGAGGCGCTTTCGGGCGATCGGGCAATGATGGCGTGGGAATCGCTGCGATCAGCGAAAGAGGATCAGGGCCATGCAGCCTATCTGCGCGGGATCAATGCCGAGCGGCGCGATGATGTGGCGGCGTGGCTCAATGGCCTCGAGCGGGCGGACCGGCTGATCGATCTGACCAAGCGCAAGCTGCAGAGCGATGTGCTGGCCGCGTGGGCGCGGACCAGCGAGGGCGGCGGCAAGATTGCCATGGTGGCAGCGCTGGCGAAGTCGTTCCCGATGATCGCGGTGCAGCCGGATGATTTTGACCGGGACCGGATGGCGATCAATGTGCAGAACGGCACGCTGCGGCTTGTGCGGCGATCCGAGAAGCGCACGCAGGCCGAGATCGAGGCCGGGGCGAGCGAATGGCATACCACGGGGTGGAAGCTGCGGCTCGACAAGCATGACCGCGCGGACTTGATGACGAAGATTTGCGCGGTCGAGTATCGGCCCAGCGCCAAGTGCCCAGAATATGATGCCTTTATCGAGCGGGTGCAGCCCGATGCGACGATGCGGCGGTTCATCCACCAGTGGGGCGGCCTATCGCTGACGGGCAACACCAGCGCGCAGAAGCTGGCGTTCTTCTATGGCAGCGGGCGAAACGGCAAGGGCACATGGGTGGAAACCGTGGCGCATATCGCCGGGGACTATGCCGGTTCGATTCCCATCGAGAGCTTTCTGCAGACGGGCGCGAACAAGCGCGGCGATCAGGCCACGCCCGATATCGCGCGGCTGCCTGGCGTGCGTTTCCTGCGGGTTTCCGAACCGGCGCAGGGCAGCACACTGAACGAGGGGTTAGTCAAGCAGGTGACCGGCGAGGATCCGGTGGATGCGCGGCATCTGAACAAGGGGTTCTTTACCTTCCTGCCCAGCTTCAAGATGACGATCAGCGGCAACAACAAGCCGAAAATCAAGGATACCTCCGAAGGCATCTGGCGGCGCATGCAGCTAGTGCCCTGGGCCGTGACGATCCCGAAGGATGAGATCGATGCCAAGCTGAAGGATCGCATGCGCGACAAGGAAGCCAGCGGCATCCTCAACCGCTTGCTGGAAGGGCTGTGCGACTGGCGCCAGCATGGGCTGATCGAGCCTGCCGAGGTGCGCAAGGCGACGCAGGCCTATCGCGACAAGAGTGACGAGCTGGGCCGGTTTCTTTCGCAGTGCTGCGAGGTGGGCGGCGATGCCAAGGTTGTGCGCGTGCGCGTGTCCGAGCTCTATGCGCTCTATCAGGCGTGGGCCAAGGCCAGCGAGGGCGAAGGGTGGCAGAACCGCGGCTTCAACAATGCGATGCATGACAAGGGGTTCGAGCGGAAGACCTCGAACGGCGAATGGTGGGTGAAGGTGCGCCCGCTGCCCGGCGCGAGCGTGGAAGCGATCCAGAGCGGACGCTGGCCGCCGCCGGAAGAGGATGCGCCGGGGCCTGAAATCGGGGGTGAAAATGCCGATCCGCTGGGCGGGTGGGAAGACCCCGGCTTCAAGTGATTTCAATGGCTTGGGCCTGCCGGTGTGCTCCATGGAGCGCGGCGCGATCATGCCGGTTCTGCGAAAATGGAGCATGGAAAACCGCAGATTTCTGCGGGTTTGGAGCGATGTGGAGCATTTGGAGCAGGATTTCCGGCTACCGGCCACAAGCAATGCAAAACGCTTTTGCCAAAGGACTGGGGCCAGATTGGTTCTCCATTTGCTCCATTCCTCTTTTCCAAGGGTTGAGAAGGTAAGTTATCCTATTGGATATAATGGGTTTTCAGGGTTTCAGAAAATGGAGCACTTTGCTCCATTCGCCTATTTCCAAACAGAGGAGTGGAGCATGGCAAGGAAGGATGCCGAATTCGAAGCGATGGAAGAGACGCTGATGGAAGCGTGGCGGGTGCTGCGGTGCTCGCCTGATCCGGAGCGCGGGTTTCTCGCCAGCGGGTCAAGGTCTGGCTGGCCGGAGATCGTGCGGGACAAGGTGATGGACTATGCCGATAGCGAGGCACAGCCGCGGCTGCGGCTCGGGCGGCGTGAGATTGCCTTGCGCGATGCGGTGTTCGTGGAGCCGGGCTGCCTGATGGAAAGCGTGGCGGTGGCGAACCGTCCACTGGTAGCGCTGGTGCTGGCGATGAAGACGCGGCACGAGCCGGGCGGGTTTCGTTGGGAACGCGTGTGGGAAGCGATGGGCGGGCGCCGATCGGGTGAGACGTCGGACGCATTTCGCATGCGCTATGGCCGCGTGGTGCGCGACCTGGCGCGGCTGTGGGCGGCGCGATCGGGTGCGCTCGATGCGGCTTGTGATGAGTGGTGAGAGTCGAGAATGGCGGAAAAGATACCCCGGAACGTGTCAAGAGTGTTCCGCTTTCCGGGGTCAAATATTGGGTGTTCGTCTCCGGGGGTGAATGGGGGTAGGACTCGGTATAGTCGGCGAGAGGTGACGGTGGCGGGATTGCGGGGCCTACCGGGCAAGCTGGGGCGGCCAGCGGTCAAGGTGCCTGCGCTGCCGAAGGTGGCTGAACCGTTCTACCAATCGCGCGAATGGATCGCGCTGCGGGAGCGCAGGCGGGCAGACACGGACTATGCGGCGGCGGTGGCTAGGGCCAAGCCGGGCGAGCGCATTGTGCTCGATCACAAGCGCGAGCGGCGGGATGGCGGGGCGGACCTCGATCCTGCGAACACGGAATGGCTCACGCATTCAGAGCATCAGGCGAAGACGGCGCGCGAGCGAGCTCAATGCGC